ATAACAAGATGCGCTACTGTAACAAGTGGTAAGTTTGTTACATTTGAAAAGCCCATGCCACTCATCACCAGGAAGCAAGCAGCAGAGGAGCTTGGCGTGACAGTGCAATCAATTTATATGTCTATAAAGCGAGGGAAATTGACTGCTTTGGAGGATGCCAATGGAAACATTTTGATAAATAGCGATACGATGAGGGATGAATTAAAGAAAAAATCAGTTGCAGCACAGCGGATCAGGAGGATAGATGATAAAAGGAATAGCAAGACGCATGAATTAATTCCTGAGTATGAAGAAAGCAGAGCAAGGACTGAACATTTAAAAGCAGAGTTGTTGGAGCTAGACCGTAAGCAGAAGGAGGCGTTACTGGTTTCTGCTGCTGATGTAAAAAATTCATGGGCGCAAATTATTTCTTTAGCGAGAACCAAGGTTTTAGGTATTCCATCAAAAGCAAAGCAACGCATTCCTGATTTAGATACAAGTGCGATGACTTGTTTGGAAGATATTGTCAGAGAGTCATTAGAGGATCTTGCATCTTCTGAACTGGAGACTGCATGACGAGTATTGCTGAACTTGAGAATTTAGCGTTAGAAGCTTTTCGGCCTCCTGAGAAATTGAGTCTCAGTGAGTGGGCTGATCGCAATGCTTTTTTAAGTGCAGAATCTTCTGCTGAAGGTGGGAGATGGAGAACACTTCCCTATCAAAAGGGAATTATGGATGCAATTACTGATCCAAATATTGAGCAGGTCACAGTAATGAAATCTGCTCGTGTTGGATATACAAAGATTTTGAATCATTTGATTGCGTATCACATTCACCAAGATCCTTGTCCCATCATGCTTTGTCAGCCAACTTTGGATGATTGTCAGTCTTACAGTAAGGATGAGATTGCGCCAATGCTTAGGGATACGCCTTGTTTACAGGGGTTAGTTAGTAATCCAAAAGCAAAAGATGGAGATAATACCTTATTAAAGAAAAACTTCCCTGGGGGAACACTTCAGTTGGTCGGATCGAACTCGGCTAGAGGGTTCAGGATGGTTTCTAGAAGAGTTGTCCTGTTCGACGAAACGGATGGGTATCCTCCTTCGGCTGGTACAGAAGGAGATCAAATTAAACTCGGTATTCGCAGAACCGAGTATTATTGGAATAGGAAAATCGTTGCAGGTAGCACTCCAACTGTTGAAGACTTCAGCAGAATCGAACGACTTTTCAAAGACACTAATCAGCAGAGATATTTTGTCCCTTGTCCAGAATGTAATCATTTTCAGTTTCTGCGTTGGGACAATATGAAATGGGTCGATGATGATCCTGCTACTGCGTCTTATGCATGTGAATCCTGCGGCGTTTTAATTCCTCACAGTAAAAAACGATGGATGGTAGAACGTGGAGAATGGAGGGCGACTGCGGAGGGCAAAGCTAAACACGTTGGCTTTCACATTTGGGCTGCTTACAGTTATAGCCCTAATGCAAGTTGGTCAAATTTGGTGGAAGAATGGCTTGCGTCAAAAGATAATCCCGAACAACTCCGCACCTATATCAACACAGTGCTTGGAGAAGTATGGCAAGACGAATATGAAACAAAGATAGGAACAAATGCACTAATGGATCGGGCAGCGGCTGAGACTTATCAAAAAGGTGTACCTCCAAGTAATGTTTTGATATTGGTAGCAGGGATTGATACTCAAGATGATCGACTTTCAATGTCTATTTGGGGGTTAGGGAGAGGTGAAGAAATGTTTCTAATTGATCGGATCAAAATATACGGTGCTCCGTCACGTCCTGATGTTTGGGTGCAGTTAGATGAGATCTTGTCTTCTCCTTATACAACCGAGGAAGGAGTGGAATTAAAAGTGGAAATTGCTGCAATAGATACTGGAGGACATTTCACAGATGAGGTCTATAAATATGCAAAAGATCGAATGAATTTAGGTGTCATAGCAATAAAAGGTGTAGCGAGATTAAAGAGCGATGTTTTCCTAGGTAAGCCAAATAAGATTGAAACAAATTCGATTGGTAGAAGTTTAAGAAGGAGTCTTTTCTTGTTTGCTGTGTCTGTTAACAAGATAAAAACACATTTACATCGACGATTAAAAGAAGCAGAGCCTGGGCAAGGATACCTTCATTTTTATCCAACTGTTACAAATGATTACTTTGAAGAATTAACAGCAGAACGTGAAGTTCGGAAAGTAAAGAACGGGTATGAGGCTGATCGAGTGTGGATGAAAAAAAGCGGAGCGAGGAACGAGGCTTTAGATGAAATGGTATATGCCTACGCTAGTTTGCAGCGTTTATATCAAATATATGATCGTAGAACTATATGGAAACAGTTGGAAAGAAGAAGAGAAGAAGCACTAAAGAAAGCTGGGAAGAATGAAATAAGTGAAAATAAACCAGTAGAATCACCATATAGACCTCCACAGCGCCAAATTAAAAAGTCTACCCCGTCCTTTGTAAATAGCTGGTGACTAATCCAACCATTCTTGTTCCAGATTTGATCTATCCCGCCGATACGGTCATTTTTGATGTTCCATCGTTTACTGATCCCATTGGTGATCCTGTAGACAATACCAATTACGCAATGAATTGGTATGCGAGAACAAATACTGCATCTGAAGCTGCAACGATTACAGGTGCAGATGAAGGACTGGGATGGCGAATCACTGTTCCATCTTCTACGACAACAACATTTGATACTGGCACATGGACATGGCAAGCAATAGCAACTTATGGCTCGGTTCGATATACAGCAGGCCGTGGTCAATTCACTGTTAAAGCTTCTGCTTATTACATCGGAACGCCTGGTGCATTTGATGATCGTTCACGGGCAGAAATTGATCTTGGCCATGTAGAAACTGCCATCCGTACCTTGGCAGAAGGTGGAATGGTTCAGGAATATACGATTGGAGGAAGAAGCTTAAAACGATACAAGATGGTTGAACTGCTTCAATTGAAGGCAGAGCTAGAAAATGAGATCAATATGGAAAGGCGCAAAGAAAAGATGCGTCAGGGTCTTGGTAATCCTGGTCTTGCAAAAGTGAGGTTCGTTTGATGGCTATTTTTGGTTTTGGGCGCATAAATGCGCTAAAAAAGCAGTTATTTGACGCTAAAACACGTAATGCGAACTTAAAACGTGCTTATGCTGCGGCGCAAAACAATCGTTTAACGTCTGACTGGGTACGACCTTCTACTTCTGCTGATAGTGAAGTAAAAGGAAGTATCAAAACTGTTCGTAATTCTGCGAGGGAATTAGTTCGCAATAGCGATTTTGCTAAGGCTGCTCTTAGAGCTATTAGAAATAATGTCGTCGGAACGGGTATAAAAAACCAAGCTCAAGTTTCGATGAAGCGTGGTGATCGGTTAGCAGAAGAAATTAATACAAGGATTGAGAAGGAATTTAAGCGTTGGGGTAATGCCAAACGTTGCCATGTCGGGGGGAAGCTTTCATGGTCAGAAATACAAGGTTTAAGTATCACTTCGATGCTTGAATCTGGTGAAGTTTTTATCCGTTTAGTAAAGCAATCTTTTGGAGATAGTCGTGTCCCTTTAGGACTGGAAGTGATCGAAGCTGATCTATTAGACGATGGATATAACGCCATTTTAAAAAATGGCAATCAAGTCAGAATGGGGGTCGAAGTTAATAAGTGGCAGAGGCCAGTTGCTTATCATTTCTGGGATTATCATCCTGGTGATTATCAGTTTGCTTCTGTTCCAAAAGAGACGAAAAAAAGAATAAGAATATCTGCTGATGACATCATCCATCTTTATACGATGGAACGTCCTGGACAAACACGGGGAATGAGTGCGTTTGCTTCTGCAATCATGCGTTTAAGGAATTTGAGTGGATACGAGGAAAGTGAAATTGTCGCTGCTCGAGCTACTGCCAGCATGATGGGATTTGTCAAGACCCCAGATCAGGATATGTTTGAGGATGGCACTTATACACAAGATTCTGTTCTTGATTTTTCTCCTGGTTCAATCAGACGATTAGCACCTGGAGAAGAATTGCAATTCTTTTCTCCTAGCAGACCTGATGATTCGTTCACACCTTTTGTCCAGCAGATGCTTCGTGCGGTAGCAGCAGGTGTTGGTTGTTCTTATACACAAGTCAGCTCTGATTTCAGTCAGTCGAATTACAGTTCATCCCGTTTGGAAATTCTTGAGACAAGAGCACATTATCGGACTCTTCAGCAGTATTTAATAGAATCTCTTTGCCAGGAAGTTTATAGTAAATGGCTTGAAATGGCAGTTATGTCAGGCACTTTAGATCTAGCTGGATATGATAGTGATCCAGAAAGGTATGAGGAATGCAAGTGGATTCCACCTGCTGCTCAGTTTGTTGATCCTCAAAAGGAGGCTGCTGCTTATAAAGATTTAATCCGTAGCGGTGTCATGACTTTATCCCAGGTCATTGCATTATATGGAGGAGATTTCGATGATCAAATGCGTCAACGTCAAAGGGAACTTGAATTAGCAAAGGAATTAGGTGTTGTTTTAGATTCAGATCCTTCTCAAGTTTCAGAACAGGGTTATATGCAATCTAATCCCTCAGAAAAATCTGTTGACCAATCGAAAGATACTAATCAAGATGAATTAGACTAATATCTATACAAGTTCTTTGGTTAAGTTATGAGAGGGAAGCAATCTGCGAAGCGTAAAGCTTATAAAAATAAGCCTAAAGGTTTTGCTGCTTTAAGGTCAGCGGCTGTTGCTGAGCCACCAGTTGAGGTGGTTGAGGAAACAGTTGTTGAGGAAAAAATAGAAGAGGAACGTGATTTTACTGCTGAAAATCACAAAAGAGCACATGTAACTCAGTTCATCAGATCTAAAGAAGAAGAGCGAGTTATCGAATTTCCATTTGCGAGTGAAGAACCAGTCGAGCGAATGTATGGAAATGAAGTATTAGAAATAAGCGAGAGAGCAATGGATATGACAAGATTGAATACAGGTGCTCCATTACTTTTTCAGCATGATGCTGACAAAATAGTGGGAGTAGTTGAAAGAGCCTACATCAAAGGCAAACGTGGCTTCGCTCGTGTTCGACTCGCTAATAACGAGTTAGGACGTGAGATGCAAGAGCTAATTTCGGATAACATTATTCGGAATGTAAGCTTCGGCTACAAGATCAATGAAATGGAGGCGGACAAGTCAACAACTCCCGTGACTTATCGTGCAACCAGTTTCCAGCCTTTCGAGATCAGCTTGGTCACAGTACCTGCTGATTTTAAAAACGTTGGCATTGGTCGTGCTCTTATTAATAATGAGAGCATCGAAACGGCCTCAGCCGTTAAAAGTAAACCCATTGGAGAATCCAAAGTGGAACCCAACCTTGAAAACGAGGCTGCTATCCGCGCTGAGGCTTCTAAAGCCCAGCGTAAGGAAGTAGCTGATATGCTTGCTCTTGGTAAGCGAACTCAAAATACTGAGTTAGCAGAAGAGTTTATTGCTAATTCTCGCTCTTTAGAGGAACTTCGTACAGCAATCCTTGATAAGGTTGGTGTAGAAGAAAAGCCTCTTTCCTCTAAGAATACTGAGATTGGTTTACAAGAAAAAGAGATTCGTAATTTCTCTTTCTTAAGAGTACTTAAGGCACTTGCTCATCCTCAAGATAGAGAAGCACAAAAAGCTGCTGCTTTTGAGTTTGAAGTTAGTGAAGCTGCTCAAGCAAAATCCGGCAAAGAAGCCCGTGGTGTTTTGATACCTGCGGATATTCTTGGCTATGGAAAAAGAGACTTAACAGTTGGCACAGCATCCGCTGGAGGCGATCTAGTACAAACAGATTTACTTTCAGATTCATTTATTGATCTGCTTCGTAAGTCTCTAGTTCTTCAATCAGCAGGAGCTAATGTTCTTACTGGACTAGAAGGAATGGTTGCTATTCCTCGTCAGTCTGGTGGCGCAACTACTTATCACGTTGCTGAGAACTCCAACATTACTGAATCTGCATTAACAGTAGATCAGGTTGCACTTCAGCCCAGAACAATCGGTGCTTTGACTGATTATTCCAGGCGTTTACTTCTTCAGTCTTCAATAAGTGTTGAGAATCTTGTAAGACAAGATTTAGCTCAGCAAATTGCTATTGAGATTGAGAACCAAGCAATTAACGGTACTGGTACTAACAGCAAGCCACTTGGCATTTTGAATGTAACTGGCATTAACACTGAATCTGGTGTTGCTGCTTTCAGTGATTTTGTTAATGCAGAAGCTGCACTTGGAACAGATAACGCCTTGCAGGGAAACCTTGGTTATCTGATGAACTCAGCCCTTCGTGGAACCATGAAGGTTACTGAGAAAGCTTCCAGTACTGCTCAGTTTGTTTACGAAAGCGATAACACAATTAATGGTTATCCTGCTTATGTTTCAAACTCAATGCCAGCAAGCACCGCTGTATTTGCGAATTTCAGCGACATTTTGATTGGCCTTTGGTCTGGTCTTGACATCATGGTTGATCCTTACACTGGATCTGCTGCTGGTACTGTTCGTGTAGTTGCTATGCAGGACTACGACGTTGCAGTTCGTCATCCAGAATCTAT